AAAATATATGGATATGTCTGTGGAGCGTGAGGTAAAGCGCGTTGAGCGGCTGCACTGCCTTGCAGACAAGCTGATGGATAAGTTAGACAAAGCCATAGAGGAGCTGAATGAAATGTGCTCCGTGGAGCAGCAAGACGGCGAGTACAAGGTGGTGCGTGTGTCAGGTGTGGCTGTGGACCGTGCCGGCGCCAAACAGATTGCTTCCAGCTTGAAAGATGTAAAGGATCTTCTGAATGTGCGTGACGATCTGGACAGACAGGAGCAGCAGGCGCGCATAGAGCACCTGAAGAGCCAAAGCGACAGCGTAGCTGCAGGCGTACCGGAGGTGCAGGTGGTGTTGTCAGACGAGGTGAAGAAGTATGCCGAGTGAAGTATTGGACCTGGGCACGCCACAGCCTAAGCAGGTGGAGTTCCTGACAGACACCCACAATGTTGTTGCCTTTGGTGGTGCCAGAGGCGGTGGCAAAAGCTGGGTAGTGGACTGCAAGGCTAAGGTGATGAGCTACGCCTGCCCGGGTATTACGCAAATTATTGTGCGCAAGACTTATCCTGAGCTGACGGAAAATCATATTGTGCCGCTGACCAGGGCGTTGCAATGCTATCATCCGGATAGGCACCGGCGTCTGGCCGTGTACAACGACAGTAAGAAGACGATCACATTCCCTAATGGCAGTCGCATATTGTTCCGCTATTTGGAGCGAGAGAAGGACCTGGGCCGCTTCCAAGGTACGGAGTGCGATATCATGTACCTGGACGAGGCCACGCAGTTCACGGAGGATATGTTCAAGACTTTGTGGGCTTGTGTGCGTGGTACAAATAGCCATCCCAAAAGAATGTATCTTACCTGCAACCCTGGTGGTGTTGGTCACCAGTGGGTCAAGCGACTATTCATTGATCGGGTGTACGATGAGAATGAGAACCCGGAGGATTATTCGTTCATACAGTCCCTGGTGACAGACAACAAAATACTGCTTGATAACAGCCCAAAGTACCTTCAGCAGTTGGACGCGCTGCCTGCCAAGGTACGCCAGGCATGGCGGTATGGTGACTGGAATGTGTTTTCGGGTCAGTTCTTCGAGGAATGGCGGAATAACCCGGACCACTATACAGACCGTAGGTGGACCCATGTGATAGATCCGTTTGATATTCCTGCCGACTGGAAGGTGTATCGCTCGTTCGACTGGGGGTACAGCAAGCCATTCTCTTGCGGCTGGTGGGCTCAGGGATATGATGGTGTGGTGTACCGCATTAAGGAATGGTACGGCTGCACTTCTCCAAACGAAGGACTGAAACTACCGGCGGATATTGTGTTCCAGAAGATCAGAGAGATAGAAACGCATGACCCGCTGCTGGCGGGCCGACATATTACCGGCGTAGCAGACCCTGCTATCTTCGCCAAGGATGATGGATATTCCATTGCGGAGACGGCAAACAGACACGGCGTGTACTTTGAGCGCGGCGATAACACCCGCATAGCCGGGTGGATGCAGTGCCATTACAGGCTGATGTTTGATGAGCGTGGGTACCCGATGATGTATGTGTTCAAGAATTGTAAGGACTTCATCCGGACCATTCCTTTGATGATGTATGACGAACACAAGGTGGAGGACTTGAATACGGAACTTGAGGATCACGCAATGGATGAGTTTCGTTATTTCTCCATGTTGCAGAAGATACCGCCCAGGCGGAAGATACCGGCCAGAGCGCTGGCAGATGACCCTCTGGATCAAATGAAGAAAGGATATTGATTATGGCTAAGCAAAAGAAAAAGCCGAGTAAGGAAGAATTTATGCAGCACGCCCAGGGGCAGACGGAACCACAAAAGAAGCCGGAAGATGCCGTAGCGCCCGCTGCTGATGAACGGTCTGATGACCCGATCAAACAGGCGCAGCAGCTGGTGGACGAAATGTCAGCCGAAGAGCCGGAAGAGGAAGAACTGCACACCATTACAGAAGAAGATGTGCAGCGGGCTATGGAGCTGCTGAATAAGTACATGGCTGGTAAGGCGTCCGTAGATGCCCGAGTGGTGGCCAACCAAAACTGGTGGAAGCTGCGACATTGGGGCAACTTCAAGTCAGATCACGGCAAAGAGGGTGACAAGCGCATTAAGCCGGCGTCTGCATGGCTGCATTCCTGCGTGGATAACAAGGTCGCTGACTATATGGACAATTTCCCCGAGCCCAATATTCTGCCGCAGGAAGAGGGTGACAAGGAGACAGCTAAGCAGTTATCTGCCGTGGTGCCGGTGGTGCTGGATGAGAACGGCTTTGAACAGGAGTTTGACCAGGCGGTGCACTCCAAGGTCCTGAACGGTACAGGCATATACGCTGTGGTGTGGGATCAGGACAAGCTGAATGGCCTTGGCGATGTGAGCGTTAAAAAGTGCGATATCCTGAATTTTGCTTGGGAGCCTGGGATTGAGAATGTCCAAGATTCGGCCAATCTGTTCCATATCACTTCTGCCAATAACGATGTACTGGTGTCTCAGTATCCGCAGCTGAAGGACCGATTATCCTCTATGCACAGTGTGATACAAACAGAGTACCAGTTTGATGATACGGTGGACAAAAGCAATCGCAGTCAGGTGGTAGACTGGTACTACAAGGTGAATGTGGACGGCAAGAATGTGGTGCACTATGTGAAGTTCTGCAACGGTGTAGTGCTGTATGCAACTGAGAATGACCCAGAACGGAAGGATACCGGGCTGTATATTGACGGCAAATATCCCTTTGTGTTTGACCCGCTGTTCCGTGTGGCCGGAAGTCCTGCCGGATATGGCTATGTGGACCTCTGTAAGGAACCGCAGGAATATATTGACAAACTGTCCCAGGCGATGTTGGAAAACGCTATTTGGAGCTCTGTGCCGCGCTATTTGGTGCGTGACGATGGCGAGATCAACGAAGACGACTTCGCGGATACTTCCAAGCATTTCATTAAGGTGGGTAACAATGTGGGCCAGGACACCTATGCGCCAATTGTGATCAATGGCATAGACGGCAACGCCTACAATGTGCTCATGCACAAGATTGACGAGATGAAGGAGACCAGCGGCAACCGTGATGTGTCCAGTGGCGGTACAAGCAGCGGGGTAACGGCAGCCAGTGCAATCAGCGCTATGCAGGAAGCCGGGAGCAAGACTTCACGCTGGCAAATCAAGGGCACATACCGGGCATACAAGGAGATCATCTTGATGGTGATCGAGCGTATTCGGCAGTTCTACGATATGCCTCGTGTGTTCCGTATTACCGGCGCGGATGGATCTGTATCGTTTGAGACCTTCTCTAATCAGAATATGCAGGAGCGGCGTATCGAAACGCTGTTTCCGGACGATGAGTATTACCAGATGCCCAACTTCGATGTAGATGTATCGGCCAGCAAGGCCAGCCCTTACAGTAAATTGGCTCAAAATGAGCTGGCAGTGCAGATGTACAACCTGGGCGTGTTGAACCCGCAGAACGCAGATCAGGCACTGGCACTTCTGGATATGATGGATATTAACCACAAAGACCGCATAGTGCAGCGGGTCCAGGAAAACGGTACGATGTGGAATACGATTCAGCAAATGACACAGGCACTGAACACCAGCAATGAGATCATCAAGCAGTTAACCGGTCAAGATCTGATGAGCGGTCAGGATATGACACCGGGTGCAATGAGCGGTGCGGCGGTGACAGACACTCAGTCGGTAGATGTAACGCCGACCGCCAGCGACAGTTTGGGGAACACGGACAAATACCAGGACAATTCTCTTGCAACGCAGGCACGCAAGAGAGTAGCCACAAGCACAAGTCCGGAATAATGACTACGGTTCATATTGGCGCTTGCTCCGTAGAACTGAAAGGCCACGCCGATGCGCCACGCAACGAACAGGATCATGACCTGGTATGCGCTGCTATTTCTGCCCTTACCTGCACGCTGGCGGAAGTCGTGCGTAGGGCGTATGTAGCTGGTGCCCTACTGTGTGAACCGCAGATCAAGATTTCTCCGGGAAATGTGTGTATTCGTTGCGCACCGATGGCAAATGAGAGTACGGTGCTGGCAGCGTTTACCTTTTTTCGGTGCGGGATGGAAATACTGGCCGAGAGCTATCCGGGGCACATCCAAATAAGCTGAAAGGGGGGGTGACATGATCGCCCCCTCTTTTGTTATTATGCGAGTAAAGGGTTCGTCCACCTGATACGGACAGAAAGGAGTTCCTATGAGAACAGACAAATTGATGCCCATGTTGCTGCAGCTTTTCGATGGTGAGGGCGGTGCAGCAGACGGCACCGGCAGTGCGCCCGCCACGCAGAATAATACGGCAGACAATACTGCGCCCGCCACGCAGGATGGTGCTCATGAGAGCACAGCGGAAGACCTTGACAAAGAGTTTAAGGCTCTGATTAAGGACAAGTACAAAAATGCGTATCAAAAGCACATCAACGCTGCAATGCAAAAGCGGTTCCGTGCTGATGAAGCCGCACAGGCACAGTATGACAGGGTGTTGCCCCTGCTTGATATGCTGGGCGAAAAGTACGGCGCAGACGCTACGGACCCGGAGGCACTCATGCAGGCCCTGGAAGACGACAACAGCTTTTACGAGCAGGAGTCAGTGGAGAAGGGTGTGCCAATCGAGTCACTGAAGCAGATGCACAAGCTGGAGCGTGAAAACGCTGCATTCCGCCAGGAAATGCAGGAACGCGAACGGCAGGACGCAGCAGCACAGCAGTACCAGCAGTGGCTGGACGAGAGCGAGGCGGTCAAGTCCTTGTATGGGGACGCATTTGACTTGGATGCAGAACTGGCAGATCCTGAGTTTGTCTCTCTGTTAAAATGCCCCGGCATCACGCTAAAGACTGCCTTTGAAGCACGCCACCTTACCGAGCTCACCGGTGGCGCAATGCAGTTTGCCGCTCAGAGTACAGCAAAAGCCGCTGCGGACACGATCCGCTCACGCGGTCATGTGCCAAAAGAGAACGCATCTTCTACCGCTCCTGCGGTCAAGACTTCTGTCAACATTGCTGCCTTGACAAGAGAGCAGCACCAACTCA